AAAAAAAAAAAAAAAAAAAAAAAAAAAAAAAAAAAAAAAAAAAAACAAAAAAAAAAAACAAAAAAAAAAAAAACACACCAACACAACACCCACCAAAAAAACCAAACTACCTCACATACTCCATTGATCCGTTCGATTTAGCAACCCTCCCAGGTTCTTCGAATATTAGAGCAGTTCACCATTCACTGCATTTTAGCCCCTAATTATGACTATTTTTGGTCAAAACCTTCTTATTCTCATAAAATCGTAGTGGGAACCACGGAAGCATCCCAATGGGGAGGCAAGAGAGGTGAAATTAAATGAAAAGAAGGGAGATGAGGCAGAGAATATATGGTATAATCGGGGTTTATCTTGGAACTACAAATGCTGGTCTAAGAACTGAAAGCCTCGATAAACAACTCGAGAAAGAATTTATGCAGATTTGTGAATTCAAGCAACCCACCTATTCAATGAAGAAGCGTTGGGAAAGAGCGATTGAAGAAGTTTCAGACTCTCTAATCGCAAAAGACCCGTATTTTAGAGATAATTAAATCAAAACCAATAAATGCCGACGACCTCTGGCTATATTTGCTGGGGAAGTGGGACACCTATCATACCTGACGTTTAGGGGGGCTTATTCGTTTCAGGATTGCCTCCGTTTGCTTTCATCCACCAACCAGCACCCCAATTCCTTCTCATCCCGAACATTTGATAAACACAGGGACAAATCCTCGTTATAATGGATTTAGACGATTTACCGTCTTTTGATACTTTGATTAGCGATGCACTTGCCATGGGTTATGAAGTGGTTGCTTACATCATTGATGATGAGGGTCAAACATTCAAAGTCAAATCACACGGTAACGAAGGCAAAAACCTGACTAATGCCGTTCATGTTGATTCTGAAGTTAATGTTATAGAAAACTGGAATGACGATTCCGAATGGCTTAGATCCCTTGAGAATATTCACGGAGGCAGAATAATTTCTGAAGAAGAGATATATGCTGAAGAAAATTTCAATCCAGAGCTGACATATGAGAAAATGTCAAACCAACAAATCAACGAATGGATACGACACTATGAAGAAGAACTGCTTTCTATCGAGGGAGAAGATGAATCCTATATCCCCGTTTATGAAGAGCAAATAGAGATGGCAAAATCGGAACTCGAATCAAGACATGATACATGGTTCAACCCAGGTGAAGAACCGCTTGACATTGATTCAGCGTGCTATTGCGGTTGGTTGGGCAATAGTCAACCATTGCCTGAGTTCAAACCGCCAGGGTGTAATTGCGTTACAGATACAGATACAGATACAGATTTTCAAATTGGAACTTGTGTTGGAAACGTTGAGTTCAAACTGAAGGAGGAATGAATTTTGGAACTACAAACACCGGAAACAGTTGTTATTGCAGTCGTCGTGCTAATCACAATCATAGCAGCAGCGACGTGGCGAAACGCCAAAGGAGAAGGCTGGGGGATGATTGTCTATTTATCCTCTTTAATTATCGGATTCAACCTTTCTGTCCAATTTGCAGTTTTATTCTTGGAATGGATCAGCAACACATTTGGCGGAATGTCAGAAATGATTTCGACAGCAACAGAATTTGGCGATGGTGCTGGTATTCTCGCTGTAATCGTCGTTCTCGGATTTGTTACTTGGATAATGCGAACAATAAAATTCGACTCAGTTAGGTTTGCAGCGATAGGAGCATTATATGGCATACTTCTTAGGTTATTCTTGGACTTCGTTTATTGGTTGGCAACATCAGGGGTGCTTGGTAATTGAGAAAAATAATCGTTACCTTCATGTTGATTGTAATTTTTACTCCTACATCATCAGCAGCCATTCAAGATGTGCAGATGAGATTGGATACTGCTATACAATATCCCAACGATAGACAAGTACAAATTGTAGTCGAAGCATTAGCATTTGAAAATGATAAACCTTCATTGTCAGCAATTGATGTTTACGCTGAAGTGAGATGGCAAAATGGCACAGTTATGTATGAATCAAGCGTGAATGTTCAACCTGGCATTCGTTCAACAATTACATTTCCAGCCATAGATGACGTGGGTAAATATTACATCTTTTGTTATGGGGAGGCGGGAGGGCTTCGCTCGACCACAGAGAGTCAAACTATGAGGGTCACATATGCGCCTCAAACTTATACTGCTGGTTTTTTGTCAAGCGGTGATTTCATTTTGACTCCAACTCAAAAGTATGTAAATTTAACAATTCAAGAATATCTGGATTCAGGAATATCCGTTCTCCCTGGTAAAACCTACAAGACTAATGGATCGTATCTGCAAATCGATGTGCCCGAGGGCTACCTTGCAGTAAGATACAATGTAGTCGATGAAAACGGATGGATGAATTACGAAAGAGCAGATGAAACGGGATTAACGGTCCATGGTTCACCTTACGTTTGGATATTCGGAGATTTGAAGAGAGTTGAACCCGTAAGCTCGTTAGTCGGCACAGCATCAATTTTAGTTGGAATATTAGGTGCCTCAATGATTTTAGTCGGATGCTTTGCTTTTTACAATAAATTTAGAGAACAATCTCTGAGACAACGTAAAGACGATGGCACAGACAATATGCCTGGATGGTCTCAACGACGACGAGAACGAAGATTGAGAGAGCAACAGGAAAAAGAATATTGGGATAGACAAAACCGTTATGGAAGGAGATGGTAAAATGCAACCGCCAGAAGAAGATATGTTATTTGATGATCCAATGCTAATGCAACAATTGCTCGGAATGCCTGCTCAACCACAGCAACAACAAGACCAATCGAACCCAGGAGACAGAGAGGGTGCAAGGATTGAGGGTTGGGCTACTGGCCTAATTTTTGCAGGTATTATACTTATTTTGGGATGGATTGCCGTCCCGCTTGGAGCATTTGGGGCATGGTTTTACGGCCCTATGGAATCATTTTTCGCAACGCCTACCTTCTCCAGATTCGAAATAATGATTTACATTGGATTTTTCACTACTATTGGAATGATTGCGTCCTTTGTACTTCAAAATTCACGGCCTAAACTACATTGGGTGGAGAACGACCCAGGTATTCCGAGAATCACCACTTTAAGGCGAATTGAGGACACAGGAGGACACTTCATAATGACTCGAAGGGATAAGAAAATATTACGCGTTAGGAAAGACATAGCATCCAGATATAGAAACATCGTTCACATAACTGCAAATGTGCTTGAGATTGACGGACAAGATGTTGACATTGAGTTTAGGACTACGGCAGGTTCTATGTCAAGAGGCCAAATTGCTGCCGAGGAAGACCTCGCAATGCGACAAGGATTTAGGGAACAACAACTCGAAGAGATTTCACAAAGATATGTTGCAGGTCAAATGGATCAAATCGATGGAGTTGGTTGATTGAGTTTCGATGCTGCAAACAAGCCTTGGTTTCAACCTCCTTCTTGGATATTTGGACCTGTATGGTTTTTCCTTTATGCTACAATGCTTTTTTCAATTGTAGTAGCTTGGAATGACAGAGAAAAAATACCTGCTGAAATCTTTGTTTTGTTTGGATTTCAACTCGCTTTGAATTTGATATGGGCGTCATTCTTTGATGAGTCAGTCTATTTCATGTCATTCTTAATCATAATCGGCATGGTTGCCTTTTCCATTGCATACGTTGTGTTAATTTATCCATACAACTCGACAGCAGCATATCTTCTCGTTCCTTACGTGCTATGGATTTCATTTGCAACTATAATCAACGGTTGGTATTACCTGGAGGGTTGAAAAAGTGAATAACGGACCATCAGGACCTCAACCGAGAAGTGGCCGAGATTTGTTCATGGTTCCCGTTGCCGATAGGCTAAACGATCAGTTTAGATTTATTGACACCATGATTCTCTCTATGACGGATTCATGGTCATATCTCCCTCCAAGGGCTAAACATATCCTTTGGTTAAAATTAGCATCGGCAGAACATTCTTTTTTGGAACAAGTAGGGATGCCCTTAGAAAATGGTATATTGATCCATTGGGCAATGTGGCCTGATGATTTAGGAGATTATGCTCAAGCAGTTGCAATGCGTATGTCGAGGCAGCAATTAGAATACCTCGAGCCAAAAAATATAGCGATGGCTTCAGCAATAAGGCAGGCGGAACTCGCAGAAACGACAGCCAAACTTCAAATTCAACTTGCCCAGTCCCTTATGCAATTGACTCAGATGGGCGCTAACACAGAGGATTTAGCCAAATTGTTTTCCAAGAACAAACACGACAAAGAATCATTATCAACGGTGCTTTCATCGGCAGAAGCAGAAATGCAAAGAAGGAGAACCGAAGCAATGGCCCATGAGCAGAGAGTTGCAGATAATGCAGCGATGAGGGAAATGATTGCAGACCAAGAAATGATGCGAGAATTGGCTATGGATGAAGAAGAAGGCAACCACTTGCGACCAACTCCCCAGGACATACCAACAGGACGTTGCCCATATTGCAATATGGTCAAACCTTATGTTGTTGCTGAAGACGAAGACGGAATGTACATGGTTGAAAGTTGCATAGATTGCTTGCCTGAATCTAACTTAGATGAACAAATGGATACAGAAACTATTCTTGAAAGCCTGGACTCGGTTTTAACTGAGGATCAACTACTTGAATTGGCAGAACTTAACGAGGGAGATTTGATTAAAAATGGCAGTGACCAGGAGGAATGAAATTTACATTCACCCGAGCCAAAAGGTACACCCATCGTTAAATTGGGTTGTGTTGTGTGATTGCGGTGAATGGTTTTGTTTGAAGTGTGAAATTCATTTGAATGTATGCGGGTGTAAAAATGGCTAAATCAGGCGGAGAGAAATTCTTGAGTTGGGACGACTTCAATAGAGCTTGTATCGATAGAGGAATGCCACCAGAAATATTTGCAACACTTCGGAGGGCTTACAGAACATATTGCCAAGGAGGGACAGATATGACCACCTTGAAATGGTTTTTCAATCGCTGGGCTTCTTGGACCAAAATCATTCCAGTAGGTAGAGATAATACATTGGATGGTAGTGGTACAAAGAATAACGCCCCACTTATCCTTTATCCCTCAAGACTACTTGAGGTTGGTTTTACATGCGAAAGGAAGTGCGAAATTCTTTGGGTTTTTGGCGATAGAGGCCAAGGAAAATCGATTTTTAGTTATGGGATGGCCGAAACATGGCTGAATGAAGCGAAAGAATGGAAGTTGTCGTTCGAATACGGCGACCCTCGGGTATATGTTTACGGCGATGTAAATGGCTATGTCCCAGCAGAGCCAGGATGGTTTAGGTGTCCTGATTGGTTCGTAACAGACCGTCAAGAGGCAAACTTTCCACTGCTCGAAGTTTATGACGAAGTACCACTTGCTTTGAGGTCAGGTGCAGTTTCGAAAGACCAAAAAAAGTGGGCAGAAAAATTGACTCGTTCCAGACACTACAACGTGTGGACAATAATGAATATGGTTCAAGCAAAGATGGCGGCTAAGAGGGGCAGGGACATGGATGGGCTGACATATGACCGATTTTCAGGACTGAGGCAACTTAGAGAAAGACTCGAAGACATGCCAATCGCCACCTTTAGAGAAGTTTACCGAGCAATAATTCCAGAAATGAAAAGGAAAGACCCAGGGTTGGCGATGACTCAATTGAATGAAGACCAAGGGGATCAAGGAACATGGCTAACCTTCTATGAAACAAAACCTCCAACTTGGATGGAATGGCGAGAGGATTTGAAGAAGTCTAAATCCCTTGAATTATCAGGTGCGCCGTGGCCTCCCGAATGTGTTTTGATGAGATGCAATAACTTAGCAAAAGAAGAAATTCAGTTAATTGAAAAGAATATTGAAGATGAAGAAAAGATGGCTGAATACCATTCATTCATCGGAATAACGCCCGATACAGAAAACATCGAACAGGTTAGAGAAAGAATCAACCGACAAATAATGCGAGGTGCGAGTATGCAGTGGGCAGCAATTTCAGAAGTTTTGTATGGTAAAGGAGGGGCAGAAAAAGAAAGAATGGGTGGAGGTGGACCATTACAACGCTGGGGACACAGAAATAAGTTTGATAACTGCCCTGAAAGAATAAAGAATCTTTCCAGAACCTTAGCAAAAGAACTACCAACCAGAAATAAGAAGCCCGTATTATGGGATTTGACCGCAGGGCTGATTTGATGTATTTCTCGAAAAAGAATATTCAATCCTATATTCTGGATTCTCGGCTGACTAAGTATATGCTACTACACGTACGCGAGTACTTCGGTTTGACAAGACAATTAGACTAATTAGAGTAATAGAGAAGAAGAGAAATCAAAATCCATAAGCTGAGACCAAAAAATAAGAAAAAATAAGGTGAATAATATGACTAAATTCCAGAGCATACCGCGATTGCTGATCCTCAGCAGTAAGAAAACAAAATCATCAGCATTCATCAAAGAAAACAAGATATTCATTATTGGAGGGTTATTGCTTAATGCCATGATGATGAATACGGTTATTTTCATGTTTTGGGATATGACAAAAAATTCAACTAATGCGGTTGGAGGAATTGGCCTTCCTGAAGATATGAAATTAGTTCTCTTATTTTCAGCAACGTTACAAACAATATTTGCAATACTTATTTCACAAAAAATATGGACGCTCGGTAAATATGACATAACAAATGAAGTGCCAGGCCCTCCAGCAACAACGCATTGATCTATGCAAATCAACTCAATACAATAGCTGTATTTTTATTCAATGATATGATCCAAAAGCCATGGTGGACAAATCCAAATCATCCAAGCCAGTTATTTCCACGAAGGAAATGTCGGACAAGTGGGGTACATCATCGTTACTCGGGACTTCTAATTACAAAACGCTGAAGGGCGAAAAGTATGGTTATCAAACAGCCATTTTACACTTAGCCCCAGCAACGCTATCTGGAGTAAATACTTGCTCTTCAGCCAGTAAAGGTTGTGCTTCAGCTTGTTTGAATACTTCTGGCTTGGGCTGCACATCGACAGTCCAAAATGCACGTATTAACAGAACCAAATTTTTCAATGAAGACAAAGAGGCATTCATGCTTCGGCTAAAGAAAGAAATAGAATCTAAGATGAAAACTGCAAAGAATCGAGGGATGACCCCTGTATTTAGATTAAATGGAACATCGGATATTCGATGGGAACGAATAGAATTTGACGATGGAAACGGAGAAAAGAAAACAATATTCGAATATTTTCCAGAAGTTGAATTCTACGATTACACAAAAGTACCGAACCGAGATATTAACCCACTACCAAACTATTCTTTGACATTTTCTCGTTCTGAAGACAACGATAAGTTTGTGGCTCAAGCAATGGATAGGAAACAAAACGTCGCAGTTGTTTTTGGCAAAAATCAAGTTCCTACAAAGTGGACAGGACCAGGTGGATTAACTTGGAAAGTAATTGACGGCGATGACTCCGATTTACGTTTTCTTGATCCACCAAAATCAGTCGTAGGTTTGTCTGCCAAGGGGCAGGCTATCTATGACACTACTGGGTTTGTCCTTTATGGCAATGGAATCATCGACACAACTAATTTAGAACAATACAAGAAAAAGGCATTAAGGGACCCTTCAATTATCGGCCAAAGGAGATTCGATAAGGGCGAGGATTTTGTCCCAATCCAATCAAAAGTATCAAAGAAGGTAGCAGAAAAAACTGCTAATTTACTTAGGGATGGTGGCCGGAAAGCCAGAGTTATTGAGCATAGACCGAGCATAGGCGGTAAAACTGTCACGGCTTATGCCGTTTACACACCTGGAGCATACGCAAGAACAGTAAATGGTTCAAGGGTCGCTATGCTCAGAAGGGCTGGCGGCAGAATTCCTCGAAGGGGATAATTGGTATTTCCAATGCAATACAGGCCAAGCGCAAATGACAAACGGTAAGATAAACCATGAAATTAGGCATTTGACAAACATATCAAGTGACCAATCAAATTCTTCAAGACTCATCTGAATCGGCTCCGTCAAATGACCCTGAATATTCTAATTGATCTCGGAACGCCTCAACTAAGTCTTGCACATTGGGCTTATTCTCTACACGTTCAAGCTCTCCATCGCTTTTTGGGATAATAGATGTTGAAATTGGCCCTCCGTTGAAGGCTATGTCAACCTGCCTCATGCTCCATTTCGAGGGGTTTCTTCTGTCAACCAATTGCATACCGTAGGACAATCTATCCAGATAAACACGCATTGCTTCAGTAGGGTTATCAAACTTGAGCAATTCTTCAATTGTTTGAGTCATTACATGCATTACTTCCGCTTGCAATGTTGACCAATACCATCTTCTCGTTGAATCGGAATTTATCAATGCACTTATCTTTCTCGTATTTTCCTGCAATATTTCGTCTATTTCTTCAAACATTTTTCCCACCTCTCCATCCAAAAAGGGAATATGTAGTCAAGTAAAAACCATCATATTTTTTGGTTTCCTTTCTTGAAAAAACAATAGAATATCCTTCTTCATTTAGAAATCTTTTAGCAGTAGGATCAACCTCTGAATAAGCCAATTGGTCAGCCAATTTCAAGAAGGTCTTGCCGTCCCTTTTTACAACATTAGTCATTGCCATTCCGCCTCGAACTCCTGGCGTTTATCATGCTGATGCATAGCCACTATCAGAGAAAAACCAACTTCATCGAGGGCATTTCCAACATATTTAGTCATGCACCCAGGGCAGAGCATACCCTTTTCAGCGAACATAACTTTCACAATCATGCGTGTTGCCGCTTGAACTTGCTCAGGGCCAAATTCTTCAAGAACAGAACTGTCTAAATTGATTACTAACTCTCCTGTATTAAGCGGTAAATTACAACCATGGGCTTGACAGATAAAATTACCAGAACCATTTACGTTTGGATTCCTCAAAGGCTTATCGGCCATTTTGCAGAGAATACAAACTCCTTCTTCTTGACTTTGTATTCCAATCTTATCACATTGATTACATTTGATTGCATCCACTTAAATCACCGCCTTGCCAAACCATAAATGGAATTAGGAGCTTGAATATGTTTATTCATCTTAGCCTGGATTTTTCTTTTAGTCTTGGGCATCATTTCTGAAGAACATGCTTCGCATACCTTGGTGATTATAGAACTGCCTTCAAACAAAGGGTTTTTGAAACTTTTTTGGCAAATCCTACATTTAATTCTTGAAGGTGCATTACTGAATAATGTACGATAAAGGTGGCCTCTACGATGAAAATAGTCTTGATCCATTCAATCAACCTCTGCATCTTCACATTCATCAAGTTCAAACATACACAAACCGTTTTTTGGCACATAATGCAAATATTCTATTCCTTCTGGTATTCTTTGGCCGCCACAAGAATGACAAGTCTTTACCAGTTGCTTTTCATTAAATACAATCTTTGCTTCCAACGAATCAAGTATATCATCATACATCAACGTGGGCATTCCAGCAAACCTGTCCATTTCTTTAATCAAAATACTTCTCAATTGAAGCCTCGCTGCGTCTCTTAATTTGAATCCACACCAAGCGCACATTTCAGGTTGCTCGATTATATCACCAGCCCCACAGCCAGGGCAAACCGCAAAGAATTTTCTCGAAGAATCCCAATTGCTGATGTCAAGCCACTTTTCGCAAGTTACGTCTGTACCGTAATCATTCATTCCCAACCACTCCATTTCTTAATCCAGCGAGCACCAGAACCATCGACCAATACAATCACATCATAGTCATCATGGTCAAGTTTGTACAATATTGCCTGAGAATCGGAATCATTGACCGTAATATTCAGCATTTCTTTTACATCAACCCATGATTTGTTTGGACATAACTCGATGGGCAACCGTATTCGATTGTAAACATGGGTGGCAGCATATACCCCTTCGCCCAGGCTTACAACACCATTTCCATTTGTAATTCCGTCTTCTATCAATTCAATCCCTCATTTTGTTATTTGGAGTTTTAAGCTCTCCAGACTTCAATTTTTTCATTGCATCTTTCATCGTCATACCTCGAACAGTTTTCCGATTGATCCTTTTTTCATCCTTTGCAGATTGAATAGTATGGCGTAAAACCATATCTGGATTTTCTCTCCAATTATCTCTTCTCT